AACTCATCATAGCTATCCTCAACATTATCAAAATCGTGCTCAAACCACGGTTCTTCTAAAAATTGATAAATTTGATGTACTGCATATCTTGGGTGCTTAACCAATGTCTCGTACTCTATATAACAGACTTGACCAATTTCGTTAGAAAACATACTCTGTTGCACATTAATTAAAGGCCCATGCACGTACCCGCCAAAGTTGGGAATTTCTCCCATTAGTATACGGCACCTATCATGCACATTTCCCAAATCTTGATGATGATACAGTGGTTTAATTGTGTACGGATTTTTTGCGTTAAGTTGTTCAAAACTATCTAAAATCCATGGAATGTCTCGCAAACATACGATCATCTTGAAATTTGGAAAGAGATCTTTAAGTAACGCGGTATCTGCTGCCCAGGCTCGATTTGTATTGAAACACACTTCGTTGCCATCTTCATAGAAGGAATCAAATAATCCCCTAATCAAGGCCCGGCGTTTGTGTTCAGGAACTGCTGCTTCCATACCTACCGCAGTAGATGTATCCCGTATGATACTACGTGCATACGTATGGACTGGGTCGCTAATCCCGGCAGTAAATCTAGGATTTTGCTTTAAGATCGAACTCAATAGAGTCGAGCCCGATCTTGGCAATCCGGAAATAAAATGATACTTTCTGACCATTACGATTTCTTTACTAACTTACCGATGTCAGGCAAATATAAGTACTCAATTTCACTATTAAAAATAGTAACTACTGCATCAATTAGATTTTCAACTAAAGGATCACCGGCTAAGTTAAAGCTAGTATTGAACAAGACTGGAACACCAGTCGTAGAGTAAAATGCGTTAATTAGTTCATAATAATGAGTATTCTGTTCTCGATTTACTGTTTGAACTCTGCAAGTATTGTCCACGTGCGTCACTGCTGGTATTAGGTTAATCTTATCTGAACGAACATCAACAGCATACATCATAAAAGGACTCGATTGCATACCTGCCATATCAAACCATGCATTAGCATGTTCTTCTAAACAAGAACCAGCAAACGGTCTAAACCACTCTCTGCGTTTAACTCTATTAACAAAATCCTTGCCATCAGATCTTCTTGGATCAAAAAGAATACTACGATTTCCTAGCGCTCTAGGACCGCCTTCTGCAGGACCTTGAAAGAGTGCAACTATATTTCCATCAGCAATAAGTGTTGCTACATCTGCCGGGGTTGCATCTTCAACAGTCATAGAAGGAACTTGTTGTTTGAGCAAGTCTAATTGATTATAATCTGGGTGCGCTCCCAAATATACCGTAGTTAACGGTCTTGTATTGGTTTCTTTACTGTACTGATACCAAGCATATCTAGCCAGTCCGATAGCAGTTCCGCCATCATGTGCAATAGGATCTATATGAAACTTTAGACTCGGAAACTTCTTAATAAACTTGTAGTTCGCAACACAATTGAGTCCAAAACCTCCGCTAATTACGATGTTTGTTTCCCCAGTAATGTCAACTGCTTTCTGAATCAAATCGTACATTTGCTCTTCTACTGCTTTCTGTACGTGCCATGCAAGATTTTTATCAACATCCCTGACTAAGCTAAAATCATTATGCCATTCCCTCGGGTCACTAAATCTGCGCAAATACGGATTGCGATTTTCATCAATGTGTGCACCGGCAGGATATCTAGGCATTAATAGATTTTTGTTTCCTTTTCCATTAATGAAAAATTCAGGAATGTTGGGGTCTTCTTGACCATACGGTGCAAGTCCCATTGTTTTACCGGCTTCGATAAATCCAAATCCCAAGTAGTCGCTAACTGCTTCGTATGCCTTCGTAATTGTTACGCTGTTATCAAACTCTTGTATTCCGTTATCATAATAAATGGCGTTCCCATCAGAATATCGTTTATAAACTGCATTAAATTCGTGGGGATAAGAACAATGATAGATTGTCTCAGTTTCAAATCCACCAGTAACTGGCAAATTTTCTCCCATAGATTCTTGATGAAAGCTACCTGCACCGTCAACAATTAGTGCTGCGGCAGTTTCAAATCCAGATCCATAAAACGTAGAAGCCGCGTGACCTAAATGATGCAGGTGACCCAAGTTAGTTACTTTAACATTGGGATTAAATTTGCGAACTAGGGCAGTGTACGCATCCTCACCAGTCCACGGTAACCTAGAAAATTCTGGTGATGTGCCCCCAAGAACTAATTCATCAACTTTATGGTTAATCAACACATGCAGCATTGCCTTGAAAGGGTTTCCGTCATACTTTAATCGACTGAGTCTCTCTTCTTCCGAATAAAAAACAACTTCACCGTCTACTACTAGAGCAGCAGATCCGTTATGTCCTGGATTAATTGCTAAAATGCTGTATGCCATTATTTTACCTTTTTCTCGATGTCATTGACAATGGAGTTGTAAATTTCGTTCAATTCCTTATCACTGAAGTTCATAGTACTTTCATTTAGCCTATTCGAAAGAGTAACGTCTAGCCCTGCAATTCTAATAGGACTATATTTTCTAGTTTTTCCGAAATCAATCGTATTGAAGTAATCTGGATAGCTAGTGTTGATTGGGAATGTGCTTCCAAAAATAACAGTCCCAGGAGTTCCAACTGCACGAGCCATGTGTTGACCTACGCTATCACACCCGACAAAGTAGTCTGCCTCTGCAATCAATGCACCCCACTGTCTTAAATCGCAAGTATACTTTTGTGCATAAGTATCTTCTTTCAATTGAAAGTCGGGCTCGCCAAAAAAGATCATATTGTATCGCTGTGCCAATTTTCGAACTAAAAATAAATAGTCCTTTTTACTGAGACTTCTACTCTCTTCATCAAGAATGGTGTCTCGATCTAGTTTAGCGCCTCTTCCAAAGGGTTGAAAGATTACAGTTTTTTGTCGGCGTTGAACATTCTTAAGATCAAGCAGAGTGTTTTCTGCAACCTGACGCTCTTGACGATTAAAAGCTAAAGTTGGTACGCCGAGATCACTATGATCTGTAGTATTATTAATTTCTCTGTCAAACGCTTGGACAAGGCTGATTTCTTGACGGAAGTACGCAGGATTTCTATAAGGTTCGGGCGTAATAATTATATCTGCGTTTTTAACTACGTTATCGAACACACCTTTAGTGTCTAAATTATACGCACGATCTTGTAGTTCAGGGATTCCCCATAGAAGGAAGTCCCATGCACCTATTAATACTGCCCAATCTGTACCTGGATTTAACCTATCATATTTTAATAAAGCAGGAATTGCAGCAATTACTCTTCCGGCACCACCATCTATCCAAAATATTTTTTTCATTCTTTTAATCTCTCAAATAATATATCTGTCTGTAGCAACTGGTTTTGATTGTTGTATGATAAATCAAAAATATCTTTAACTACGTACTTTAATTTATGCATTTTACAAATCACGTCTGCGAAACTTGGTGCATTTTCATTATATCTAACTACAGAGCACTCGAGCAATATAAACTTAGGCTGTTTTAATTCTAAAAATTTGCTAGCTCCATCCAATATTAACAGTTCCGAACCTTGGGTGTCAATCTTTATTAACCCCAAATCTTTCCAATTTCCAAATAAATTTCGTTTAGAGTCCACTGCGTCAAGGGTAGTCATTGTTTTCTTCAAAACAACGGTAGTGGCAGGAGTGTAATGGTGTGTTAACTCTTTATATATGGAACTACCTGTGGTTATCTTGTCTTCATCTAAGGTGTAGAACTCTACTTCTTGATTATCCTTATCTCCCAATAGTGCTATAGTTGCATTGTTTGATAACCATTTCCGCTGTCTCTCATCTGCTTCAATTTGATGCACGATAGCAGATGGCCACACTGATTTAATAGTTTCTGTAAAGTCGCCTCGATATGCACCAATATCTAATACATATTGTATATTGATACCGTTTGATTTCAAAGTCTCAAATCTACGCTTGAATGGATGAATAATCATTTTCTCCAAAACTCCAATCGCATTTCTGTATAAAGTTTAACTAGATCTCTGCCAATAACTTCATCAGGAGCCGGACTTACCTTTAATAATGTAGGTCTCACATGGTGCAGGCCATCCATACCTCCATGAAATTCATCATTCTCATCCATTGCTTGCAAATTATTTGTATCTAGTTGAAATCTATCTATTTCTAAAAAGTCACATATTCTATCAACAGTGACTTGTCCATTACCGACTATATCTGTGTATTCAACAAATAGTAAATCTACATCTTGATTATTATAACCCACACGCAAACTATTATACGGGTGGCCAATATATTTTTCCAACAGGAGTTTGCATCTATTTTTATTATTGATAATCTGCCCACTATTCAGCAAGTCTTGATCTATAAAAGTAATCTTAGGTGCATTCTTTTCTATAAGAAGAACATAACTTGCCATTATATCTGGTATACTGCGTACAGTACATATTATTTTAGGTCGTTGTCCTAAGGCTTGTTTTATCAACGGTACAAATCTTGGCCATAATCTATTTTTATCAACTATTACTGATTTATCCAAATGCTGATATGTTCCTTGAATGATGCCTGATAAAATGTTCCCATACTGATCTGTGTTAGGGTTTACTAATGCACGGCTAATCGCAGGCCACTGCTCCCCAACTAGACTAATCAAGTCCGCTAATGGACTAGTAGTCGATGCATAGACTTCAGGATGTTGATTCAACATACTACACAACACCTGGCTACCTGATCTAGGTAGCCCGGACAACATAAAAAATTTTTTAGTCATAGTTGTCTATGTGCCTTGGGAATTGTCTTGGTAGTGGGCTGGATTCTTGGTAAAGTAATATTATTTTCTGGTTTTCCTCGACTAGTCCAGTCGTTATAATTACCGACGAACTTATAAGGTCCGATATGATTACACGTCATTCCTGGGTCCATCCATAATTTGAATCCCCCGTTCGACAACTTAAAAAATGCAGTAATATCTTCACTTACTAGATTGTTATCTTTAAGAACTACATCAAATACCATTCTTCTTTCTCGATTATCTTTTGGATCTATATATGGCGAACTGGTGTCCCAAAGATATTGTATTGCAACTTTACTCATTCGAGCAAATCCAGTTCCGAGACCAGTGACTTCAACTAATCCCGTCGAGGGATCTATTTGCGCATTGGGAGACGGCCTATATACATACTCTTCTCTATCACCTTTTTTCCTGTATGTTCCGCCCACTACATCTACTGGGTATTCTAATAATTTGAAGAACCACTCAGGTTGCCACTCGATATCGCTGTCTATCCAAACAATGTCATCAACACCTGCATCTAAAGCCAACTGTATAGTGTCATTTCTTGCACGTTGTATTAACGCATCAAAGCTAACCCACATTGGAACTATCTCCACTTCGTGACTATAACTTAGTTTGATAGTGTTAACTAAACTGTTTGTGTACCACACGTCCAACCTGCCATCATAGCAGGGAGTACCGATCATTACTTTTCGCATATTTTCCTAAAGAATTCAATCCATTCAGGTGCTCTAGTTTCCCAAGAATATTGGGCGTTAAACCACTGACTCTGATTAATTAAATTATGCGAGTTTTGCCAATAATTGTCAATCTCTTTATTTAGAACTTCGGCGTATGACTCTACCAATTTCTTTCTATCATTACCATATTTGTAGTCAACATATGTTGCCCACGGGCCGCAGGTCTCAGGCAGCGCACCTAAATTAGTAGTCACGATCTTGCAACCTGCCATACCAGTTTCCATCACTGCCATGCAGCTTGTTTCTTCAAAAGTACTCGGATATGCGTGAATATGGGCTTGTTGAACTGCTTGTTGAATAGCTTTATTCATGGCCCAACCTTTATAAACAACATTGGGCATAGTTCGGCAACGATTAAACAAATGATCGAATCGGGTGCCTATTGATTTTGAATACCCAGTTCCGTAAATTACATTAGACGAGTATACATGTAATTCAATGTCGTTTCTATTAATCAATTCGATAGAATCTAATAATACATCAAGTCCTCTATACGGAGTAGAGGTATATATTAGTCGAATCTTACCTTCCGATTTTGGTATGTATGGGATCGCAGGAACTGCGTTTCTTATTATATGATTGTTGACGTGATCAATATTAAATCGTTCTTTATATCTATCTAGCTGCCATTGACTAACATAAACAAAATGATCTATTTTATCGACGTATTCTAGATCATCCATGCCTGCCACCGCATCTTCGTTATGCATCAATTCTTGAAGAACTACATTAATCCTATTTGGATCAATTAACTGCATATTACAAAAACTAAGGACAAGATTGATTCTTGACTGCCAATCTTGTCCTGTATGTTTTAATAGATTTTTATAGTAAAGTTCACTGCCGCCTTGTGGATTCATATTAGCACTCGTTAAGTGCTACTATTTAATCTTAAGGTATAGATATGATTATAATTTTGCAACTATGGCGCTATCATTAGATGTTAGGTACTTGTGGCCATGAGACTTCCCACGGAAAATTTTCTTGTTGCGAAATGTTTCTCAACTGTTCTCTATATTCGGCCCAAATTGCTGATACAGAATCTGGAATATCTTTTCCTTGAGTCCAGTCTGACTCTTTCAATAAAGTGAGCCGTTGACTTCTAACAGCAGCTGACTTATTTTTGAGTAAATCTGCCTGTTCCTCGTCAGTCAAATCAACGATGTCCCACCCGATGTACCATACATCGTTTCGCTTGAAGGGAAGCTGCGACTGTACTATTTTTTGTGTCTTAGCATCAAATATAGGAACCTCATCAGTCATGACTCCTACCAATTCACAGCCATCAATAGTTGAAGATTCTGTTGTAGGAAAAACAACAGCAACATCGGTGTTGTTATCATATTTGGTATGTGGATTATCTATTTTTAATTCGTCAATTCCATATGGAAACTGAATAATAGTGTTATCTTTGACTTTTGCAAACATTTAAGTTACCTTTATAATGGTATATTATCGAGTTTACCGGACCCTAAGAAAGTCCATGTTATTCCCTTGTCAGTACTACGCCAGACGCCGCTAGCCGGTGTCACGTTTCCAGCAAGGGTGTATAAATTCTGTTGATAGTTTGTAGGATTCGCTGGCCCTTGATTAAAGCTACCGGGAGATGCCACAGTGGCGGGGACTATAATCTCAATATATTGAATACTATTGTCAGAGTTATATACGAAATGTGCTTCCCAAGTCCTATCATTACCAACGGCTGCGAACTGGTACCCTTGTAGATTCATGTAAAAGTATTTCCACCCAGATTCTGTTGTACCAGATTTATATCCGAGTCCGGCATTAGTGTTTCCAGTACCATTGGGGCCATTTGTTCCCCAATATTGGTCACCAGCATAAAATGTTATATCCTGCCCACCTGACCAGGAAATAAAACTATTGCTACCGATGATTTGAGTAGTATAAGCAACGTTATTCCAGTACCAACTGGATCCAGCAGGGATTATTCCAGAGAAGTTAGTAGTCTGCCCGTCATCGAAATTATTGTTAGTAAACATAGCTGGAGATGCATCAGTCCAACCGTTAGTTGCACGTAGATTGTAAGTGCCCGACGGACTTTTCATAGATCCAGCAACGAATGTAGGTGCCAGCGCGAGTTTTGTTATTATCACACTACCGTGATTGCTATTAAGTGTCCCAGTTGTTTGACTCGTTCCGGAATTATATGATCCACCACCGCCTCCGCCGTCCTTATCG